TACTCAATTTGTAACTACTACAGATACTATTGATGCTAAGATTGCAGGTGCTGCTCCAGCTACAGGCAGACTTAGAATGTATGCCACTGTTATTGATTTAGCAGGTCATGGTTTAGATGATAAGCCTGATGAGGTCGATAGAGACCAATTAGCTTAAACTTTTTCTAGGGGAGCAGGGCAACTTGCTCCTCTACACTTATAGGAATTATAATGGCAGAAAGTTACTTAACATATACTAATAAAGTTTTAGCACGATTAAATGAAGTGCAACTAACTTCAAGTAACTTTTCTAGTGCTAGAGGTATACAGGTTCAAGTACAAAATGCTATAAATGAATCTATTAGATATATCAATCAAAAAGAATTTCAATATCCTTTTAATCATTCAACAAAAACAGAAACATTAGTAGGTGGTACTGTTAGATATTCAATACCTACAACTGCAAAAACTGTTGACTATAATACATTCAGATTAGTAAAGGATTCAGATTTAGGGTCTAGTGGTGGTAGACTATATGTAATAAATTATAACGATTACGTAAATAGTTACATAACACAAGAAGATGAAATACAAACAACCACTACTAGCACAACACACACAGACAGTGTAACAACAATAACAGTAACAAGCACTACAGGTTTTGACACTACAGGCACACTGTTTATAGGTAATGAACAAGTAACGTATACAGGTATAGGTTCAAGTACAACATTTACAGGTGTAACAAGAGGTGCTAACGATACAACTGCAGCTTCAATAGCTAGTGGAGTACAAGTAGCACAATTTGAACAAGGTGGTGTACCACAATATGTAGCAAGAACACCTGACAATAACTTTTTACTATATCCATTCCCTACTAAAGGATTTAGTTTAAAGTATGACTTCTTTTCTTTCCCAACAGACATGTCTGCCCATAGTGATACAACTACAATACCTGATAGATTTGGTGCAGTTATAGTTGATGGAGCAACTGCTTTTGTATATCAATATAGAGGTGAGACAAATCAATATCAATTAAACTTTGCAAGATTTGAGCAAGGCATAAAAAATATGCAGACATTACTTGTAAATAGATTTGAGTATATAAGGTCTACATTTATACCAAAGATAGGATATAGTAGTAGTGCAGATTTAAGCATAAGGATAAACTAAATGCCTGATTCTTCACAAGTACAACCTTTTTCATTCGCTTGTCAAGGGGGTTTAGTTTTAAATCAACCAACCTTTAATATGGAAGCAGGGCAAGCATTAGAACTAGAAAACTTTGAGCCTGATATTAATGGTGGTTATAGAAGAATAGATGGTTTTCAAAGATTTGTAAGACAAATAGTACCTCAAACATCTTCCTCTAGTGAAGAGGTATTAATGGTTGTAAACTTTGCAAATAAAATAGTTGCTGCTAGAGGTCAAAAAATATTTAGTTCTGCATCTACTGAACTAGCTACAGCCATAGCATCTGATACAGGCATGACAGGTTCAGGAACTATAACAGTTGATAGCACTACAGGATTTAGTTCAAGTGGCACAATACAAATTGACTCAGAAACATTTACTTATACAGGTGTTACATCAACGACTTTTACAGGGGTAACAAGAGCTACAAGTTCTACAACTGCTGCGGCACATTCTGTAAATTCAGTCGTATCTGAAAATTGGACTGAAAGAGATGCAAGTAGAAGTAGTGCATCTAGATACAATTTTGAGAGATTTAACTTTGATGGTAATGATAAATTAGTTGTTGTTGATGGTGATAATGCTCCAACATTTTTTAACTCTGCGATGTCTGCAACAGATATTACTTCAGCAGGTGGTGGTGAAGTAAGTACAGCAGTTACAGGTGCTAAGTTTGTTGCTGCTTTTAAAGACCATATGTTTTATGCAGGTATGTCAAGCACACCACAAGAAATAGTGTTTAGTGTGCCTTTTGATGAAGATAATTTTGCAACAGGCAGTGGTGCAGGTAGTATTAAAGTTGATGATACTATTACAGGACTAAAAGTTTTCCGTGATAATTTATTTATATTCTGTGAAAATAGAATATTTAAATTAAGTGGTACTAGTAGCTCTAACTTTGCAATAAGTCCTGTAACTAGAAACATAGGTTGCATTGAACCTTTTGGAAGCACAATACAAGAATTTGCAGGTGATTTAATATTTCTAGGACCTGATGGATTACGTACTGTTGCAGGTACAGCAAGAATTGGTGACGTTGAAATTGGCACAATTAGTAAAAGTGTACAGTCTTTAATTGACGATAATATTAAAAATGCTGATTTATTTAATTCAATAGTTATACCTGATAAAACACAATATAGATTATTTTTTAATAAATCAACTCTAACAGAAGAAAATACAATAGGTGTTATATGTGTTGTAAAAGGACAAAAGTTTGAGTTTTCAAAATTAAAAGGCATAAAGGCATCATCGACAGATAGTGTAGTTGTAAAAGGAGATGTTATAGTTACGCATGGTGGCTTTGATGGGTACGTTTACAGACAAGAAAAAGGTAATGATTTTGATGGCACTGCTATAAATGGTAAATATAGAAGTCCGGATTTAACATTTGGAGACCCGGGGATACGTAAACACATGCAAAGAGTTATATTAAACTATGCACCTGAAGCGGCTATAAATGCTGATTTATTTTTAAGATATGATTATGAAAGTTCAGAAGGTGCAAGACCAAGTGCATATCCTTTTGATTCAACAAAAGTTGCAGCAGTTTATGGTACAGCAACATATGGCACAGCGACATATGGTGGTGCTACACAACCATTAGTAAGACAAGCTGTAGAAGGTTCAGGATTTGCATTAGCACTTAGAGTTAATGACAGTGGAACGACTGCACCATATTCATTAAAAGGATTTGGATTAGAATATCAAGTAGGAGCAAGAAGATAAATGGGAGCTTCATTTACAAGACAATCTACCTATACTGACGGAGATGTAATACAGGCATCAGATACTAATAATGAGTTTGACCAATTAGTAAATGCTTTTGCTGCTAGTACAGGACATACTCACGATGGTACTACAGGAGAAGGTGGTCCTATAGCAAAATTGTTAAGTAACACCTTAACATTTGGTACAGGAGCAGATACAGACATAGCAATAACATTTGATGGTAATACAACAGATGGTGTTTTAACATGGAAAGAAGACGAGGATTATTTTGAGTTTAGTGATGACATACTTCTTGCTACTACAGAGAAGTTACAATTTAGAGACCCACAAATACACATCAGTTCAAGTACAGATGGACAATTAGATTTAGTAGCAGATGGTGCAGTTCTTGTAGACACTGCAGGTGATATAACTTTAGATGCAGATGGTGGAGATGTTGTACTTAAAGATGGTGGCACACAGTTTGCTTCTTTCACAAATACTAGTGGTAATTTAATACTTAAATCAGGCACTACAACTGCCATGACTTTTGATGGTGCTAATGTAACTTTTGCAGGAACAGTAACAATAGGTTCTGCAGGTATATCTGAAGCAGAACTAGAGATACTAGATGGTGCTACAGTTACTACAGACGAACTTAATGTTCTTGATGGCATAACTTCTACAGTAGCTGAATTAAACATTATAGATGGTGGAACAAGTGCTACATCAACTACAGTAGCAGATGCAGATAGAGTTGTACTAAATGACAATGGAACAATGGTTCAGGCTGCAGTTACAGATTTAGACACATACTTTTCTGCTACATCAAAAACACTTACAAACAAAACATTAACAACTCCTGTTATAACAGAAATAGATTCAGGTTCTACAATAACATTAGATGCTACCACAGACATTGTGTTAGATGCAGATGGTGGTAATGTAATATTCAAAGATGGTGGAACATCTATACTTGATATAGCAAACAACTCAACAGATGTAGAGTTAACTGTAAGCACTGCAGATAAAAACTTTGCAATAAAAGGAACAGATGGTTCTAGTGCAATAACTGCTCTTGATATTGACATGGCTTTAAATGGTAAAGCTACTTTTAGTGGTGACGTAGTTGTTACAGGTGACTTAACTATATCAGGTGATGACTTGACTATGGGTACTAATACTAGTGGTCATATCATGGTTGCAGACGGAACTAACTTTAATCCTGTAGCAGTATCAGGTGATGTTACAATGTCCTCTGCAGGTGCAGTAACTATTGCTAATGGTGCAGTAGAAACTGCAATGTTAAATGCAAATGTTATTACAGGACAAACTGCAGAGACATCTTTAGATACATCAAATGATGTAATACTTATACATGATGCAAGTGCTAGTGCATTAAGAAAAACTACACTAGCATCTATATCTTCTGCTCTTGGTGGTATCACAGATGTTGTAGCAGATACAACACCACAATTAGGTGGTAACTTAGATACTAATTCACATAATATACTTATTGACGATGCACACTTTATTGCAGACGAAAATGGTAATGAACAAATAATATTCCAAACAACTGCTTCTGCAGTCAATCAATTTGACGTTACCAATGCTGCAACAGGTAATTCTCCTGAATTATCTGCAACAGGTGGTGATACGAATATTAGTTTAAAGATAACACCAAAAGGTTCAGGACAAGTTTTACTAGATGGTAATGTAGGTGTTGAATCAGGATTGATTGACCTAAAGAACTCAGGTTCAAGGTCACAAATAAAGTTTTATTGTGAGTTTAGTAATGCACACGCACAAACACTTCAAGCTGCACCTCACTCGCAAAGTGCATCAAACACTTTAACATTACCAAGTACAGGTGGTGATGTTGACTTAGTTTCAACAGCATCAACTGCTACACTAACTAACAAGACATTAACAAGTCCAAAGATAAATGAAGATGTAGCATTAACATCTACTGCAACAGAATTAAATTTACTTGATGGTGTATCAGGATTAGTACAAGCTGACTTTACAAAACTAGCTGCAGTAGATTCAACTGCCACTGAATTAAACTTAGTAGATGGTTCATCTGCAGGTACAATAGTAAATAGTAAAGCAGTTGTATATGGTTCTAGTGGTGAAGTAAATGCAACAACACTACAGATAGCAGGAACTTCAATTACAGCAACAGCAGCAGAACTAAATCACGTAGATGGTGTTACTTCTGCGATACAAACGCAAATAAATGCTAAAGCTAGTAAAGGCTTTGCAACAGCTATGGCAATAGCATTATAATGAGATTTTACTTGACAAAAGAAGCATTACCGAGTATAATTATATAAAAGGAAAAAGAAATGGCACAAGATTTTGAAAGAGCAATCGCATTTGATAGCACTAGCGATATAAATATAGGAACAACTGCTAGAACAGTAGTAACCTCTAATTCTGATGATGCTATTGTTGGTATAAGACTAGCTAATATTATTACTTCACAAATAACTGTTGATGTTTTTATAGAAACAACAGCCGCAGGAGGAAGCGATTTAAATTGCTATTTAATAAAAAATGCACCTATTCCTGCAGGTGGTGCATTAGAGTTAATAGATGGTGGCTCAAAGATAATATTACAAAGTGGTGATGAACTTAAAGTACAATCTAGTACAGATGCTTCATTAAATTGTTGGGTTAGTTTTGTTGACACTATTAGTGAAAGCTAGGAGATAATATGCCATACATAGGAAAGAAACCTGCTGATATAATTGCAACTGCTGTTGATACAACCACAGGTACGTTTAGTGGTGCTGTTACAGTAACAACTGCTGATAATACAGACCAACTTACACTTGTGTCTACGGATGCAGATGCAAATGTTGGACCTATTCTTAGATTAAATAGAGACAGTGGCAGTCCTGCTGATAGCGATACTATTGGTTCAATCGTTTTTAATGCTGATAATGATGCGTCAGAGACTACTGAATATGTAAGATTACTTACTTTTATTGGTGATGCTTCTAATGGTTCAGAGGATGCTTTTATACAATCTGACTATATGGTAGGAGGTACTCTGCGTAATTTCTACAAAGTTGGAGGTGGTGAATTAGTTTTTAATGAGGATGCTCAAGATGTAGACTTTCGTGTTGAATCAGATACTAATGTTAATGCTATTTTTGTTCAAGGTAGTTCTGGGAATGTTGGAATGGGTACAAATAATCCTGCTGCCCTTTATGCAAGTGATTTAGTAGTAGTTTCTGATGATGAAAAAGGTATGACTATGTTTGCGAGTTCCACAACAAGCAGAAATTATTTAGCCTTTGCAGATGGAACAAGTGGAAATCAAGCATACAGAGGTTTTATATCATATGACCACAATAATGATGAACTTTCTCTTGGTGATGGAGCAACCACTAGAATAACAATGACTAGTGGAAATATGAAAATAGAAGATGGCAACCTTATAATAGGCACAAGTGGTCATGGTATAGATTTTAGTGCTACTGCTAATAGTAGTGGTAGTATGTCTTCTGAACTTCTTGACGATTATGAAGAAGGCACTTGGACACCTACTGTATCCACAGCTTCTGCTGGAACTGACAATGTATTTAATGCTTCATATGTCAAAATAGGTAAAATTGTAACTTTTAACTTGTATATTACATGGTCAAATAATCAAGGCAATAATACAAACGAGTTTCGTATAAATGGTTTACCTTTTACAGCCGCTGCAAGTAATAATAATGGTGTAGCAAATGTTGCTTATGCTGGTAGTGCAAATATTTCTGCTTATAATCATGGTCTAGTGGTAAACAACACAAATTATATAGCTCTTTATGGCATCAGTGGAAGTGGAACTGCACTGAACGGAAGTGCGGTATGGAGTGCAAGTTTTGTAACAACAGTTATCAATGGATTTTATGAAGTAGCATAATTAGGAGAAAAAAATGGCAATAACAAAATCAACAGAAATACCAAAAATAGAAGTCGTAGGCACTTGGAACATTCAAGTTGCTACAGATACAGTCATCAAAGAAGATGGCACAGAGATTAGTAGGTCAAGACATAGACACGTTCTAAACCCTGATTCAGACATATCAGGTGAAGATTCTGCTGTACAAGCAATAGCAAACGCAGCGTGGACTGACACTGTTAAAGCTAATTACAAGACATGGAAAGAGGCACAAGAGGTATAGAGTATCTCCATCTAACGGAGTATGACTGAAGCAGACATTAAAACATTAAAAGGATAATAAAATGGCAGACGAAAAAACTAAAGAAGAAATAGCACAAGACTACACAGCAATGGGTCATAGTGTTGAATTAATAAATGCAGTTGTTGGTGGTACAGCAATGGCAGACGATACAGCAAAAGATAAACAAGCCTGTGTCGATAGAAATGTTGAGCATTTAGAATTAATGAAAACTAAAGACTATTGGACAAGTGAAGATATGACCAATGTTGATAAAGCAATTACAGCAGGTAAAGGATATACTGCGTAGGGAGAAGTTATGGCATACTTAGGAGTATCTCCATCTAACGGAGTACGACAGAAACATACATACACTGCTACTGCAGGACAAACATCGTTCAGTGGTGTAGGTGCAGAGAATATTTCTTTAAGTTACAAAGACAGTAACTATATTGACGTGTATCAAAATGGTGTCAAGCTAAGTGAAGCTGACTACAC